CATACTATCACCAGCACTCTTGAATCTATCTTTAATTAGGTCAGTAACTTCTTTTGTCTTCTCACCTGTTTTGGTCATTTGTTCAATACGCTTTTTAAGTTCTTCTGTTAATTGTGCTTCATCAACACCAAGTTGTTTTGCAACTACACTTGCGTTTGCTAGTGCATCTTGATATGCAGCCAATTCTTTGTTGTTGTCTTTAATGTTTTTAGCCATTTGCTCAACAACGGTTAGTTCTTTACGTTGTGAAACGCCCAAGCGGTCCATTGCAGCCGCATATGCATCAAGTGTAATAACACCTGCGGCAAGTTGTGCATCTAAGTCTGCTTTTGCACGGGCTTGGAATTGTGTTAATTGTGCATCTTCATAACTTGACTTAATTAGGTCTTTCAAGAAGTCCGCATATGTTAGTGTTTTTTCTGCAACTTCTTGTGTTACTGTTGCCGTTTCAGATAGTCCTAAGTTAACATCATCAATACTACTTGTTTGCTCTTCTATTTTTGTAGTTACTTCACTTGTTGATTGTTGTAATGCACGATTAGCAATAACTGTTTGTTCAATTTTATCAATAATTGGGTCAAATGTGTCACCAAAGAATTTACTAATTTCAATACGTAGGGCACCAAACTGACTGCTAATAAAGTCTGTTGTTTGACCTAGTCTATCTGTTTTAAAGATTTCATCATAATTGATTTCTGGGATTAAACTTGGAACATCGTCAAATGCTTTGGCAAAACTTTCTCCAAGGTTAAGTTCCATTGCTTCAAATACTTTAGCAGTTGCTTTGTCAAATTCACCACTAAGTGCTAAACCAATTGCTTCACCTAATAAACTAAAACTACTTGTTAGTTTACTTGCTAAGTCACCTGCTAAACTTAAAATTGATTGGAAACTTGCTTTAAAGAATGCTGGTATGTTTTTAGCAATACCTACAATTGCTTCAAATGCGGCAACAAAACTGTTAAGTATAAAGTTTCCTGCGTTTTGTGCATAATTACCTATTGTTTCAAAGTTTACACCTAATAACTTAGGTAAGTCAGCAAACCAACCTTTAATACTCTTATATGCATTAAACATTTTCTCGCCAATAAAGTTAGCGGCATCTAAAACATAACCTTTTATTAGTGTCCAAATTGCTTGTGTTACTTCACCTAAACTTGCTGTTGTTTCACCAACTGTAACTAAACTGTCCTGGAAGTAAATTAAACCACCTGTAACAGCGGCTGCCACAGCAACTGGTATACCAACAAATGGATTTAGCAATAACGGGCCTAATCTTGTAGCAATTGATGCTAATCCAGCAAATGCGGCGCCTAAGATTGGGATTCTTGCGGCTGTGCCAGCAATGGCTTTGCTCATACCACCAAATATACCACCAAATGTTTTAGCACCAGCAATAGCAGAGGATAATCTACTTGCTAAGTTACCAAAGAACGAAGCAATACGCAAACCAATAAGAATAAGTGCGGCATTTTTAATTGCATCAAAGTTTTGAGCAATAACACCCAATGCTTTACTAGTATTAGTGATAGCAGTTCCTAAACCGTCGCCTAATGCGTCAATTAATTTATTATTTTGCTCTAAGAACTTAGTTGCATCAGCAATAGCGGCTGTAAGTTGTGGCCTAAACTTTGATCCTAATCTATCAGCGGCGTTTGTTACAGCAATACCAAAGTTAGACATTGCTGTGGACAAGTTGTCCATTTTATTTTGTGTAGCACCACCAAAACGTTGGTTTAGTCCACGTTGTAATGCTTCTGTAATTTTGTTAGCACCATCAGCAGTTTTACCAAACTCTGAAATTTCTAAACGTGTTAGTCCTAACTGTTCTTCAAGTATCTTGAATACAGGCACACCTCTATCAGCAAGCCTGTTAAGTTCTTCTAATCCTAAGCCACCACTAGTTGTTCTGCTAAACAAGTCTGTAATAGCAGTTAGTGTGCCTAATTGGTCTGTAGTAACAGCAGCAGTATCTGTAAATGTTGTTAACAGTTTTTCAGTTGGTTTGATACCTGCACCAGCAAGTTTGATATAAGTGTTAGTAAGTTCTTCAACACCAAACTGTGTGCGTGTGGCAAAACTTTGAATACCTGCAAATGCTTTAGCACCTGATTCAGCACTACCTGTAACACTTGTTAAAGTGTCATTTAAGTCCTCAAAACGTGCTGTTGTATTGACAATACTTTTTACTGTTGCGCCTGTTGCAAACGCGGCAATGGCTGCGCCAACACCACGCATACTAATACCAACGCCTTTAGCCTTTTTATCAAGGCCTTGTAAATTGCGTTCAATGTTTCGTAAAGGCGTTTTGGTTTGGTCAACCGCCTTTACTATAAGTTCATACGTAGATGCCATTAGCGTCTCCTAGTTTTGTTGCGGGCCTTCTTTTGTTCTGTATTTACAAAGTCAAAATATTCAACCCAACCACGCACTTCAACACTACTCATCTGGAAAACTTCTTCTACAGTCTTGCCCAGTTCTGTTGCTAATCTATAGGCGAATAGCAAACTAGGCGAATCCTTTAGTTTCCCAAGGCGTCCTCTACAAGTTGTTCGTCAGCATTGAATTGTGTAACAATGCTTAGAATAACTTTAGGATCAACACTTCTAAGTAACTTCTGCACATCAGTGGCATCAAATAAGTTTTTGCCGTCTTTATCACGGGCTCTCATAATGAGTGTCCATACTAGTGCTTCTGTTGATTTACCCTTTTGTGTAAATTCAATAATTTTTGATTCTTCTGCAAGGGTAGTGCTTGGCTTATAATAAATTTCACAGTCCCATTCTGGAACTTGAATAGGACCTTTTAGACCTGCGCCTAATACTTCCTGGAAGTGAGCAGTTGCTCTGTCAATTAATTTACTCATAGTTTTGTTCGCCTTCTTAATAACGGTTTAAGACTAGGAGCATAAATTCCTTGCGGTGCTTGTCTACTTGATCCTTTATCTAGGATGCCAATATATGAAACGGGGTTCTCTATCATAGCACCTGAATCTCCTAATCTATATCTTCTGACTCTTCGCCAGTTATTGCGAGCATAGCCAGTTCTTACCGGCGTCGTGTCTCGCATACTTGTATTTAGTTCTTGAAAAAGTGACTCGACAGCACGTTCAAGTGTAATATTCATGTCTCTTACAACAGTTCCTATTTTACTTGAACGCACCATCGAATAACCTATATTATGCAGCGTATGTTAAATCGCCTGTTCCTTCAAACGCAATTGAGTATTCAACTGCACCATCGAAACTTGCACTTCTAGAAATACTAGTAACAATCGCATCACCGCTGTAGTATGAGGCACCTGTGCCTGCTGGGTAAACCTCAAAGTCAATTCTGTCGCCAGCCTTAACTCTTGGGCTTGTGCTAACAACGTCTGCACCATCAGCACTATCCGGTAGGGTAGTGTCTGCTGTGTCAGCATCGTGACCTAAGTTAACGTCGTTGTCATCCCAATAACCATCAACTGTGCCAGAGAAACCTCTGAAAGTTGATAGAATTGCACGAGAAGTGTCACCCATTGTAGTTACATCAATTGTTTCAGATGTCTCTTCTAGGGTAAATGCAGTTACATGTAAAAGTGCATATTTTGTTGAACCGTTAGGAGCAACTTTAACTACGCCTTCTACGCCTTTGATCTCTGCCATCTTGTATCATCCTTTTTGCAAAAAGTATGTGCTACTGCACATATTATACATTACCACGTGTGTAGTAATACTTAACTGTCCACACAATTGCCGCCTGTCCAAAAGGAGCAGTTTCTGCAATTTCGCGAATAAGTATTTCACTTGTGCCTGAATTAGAAGCATTGCCTCCCATAGTAACATCTTGACTTAACTTCTCTTCAATTAACTCCATAATAGAGTTACGAGCAGTGTCTCTGTTATTACCATGCACAACAATATTAATTAAAAAGTCCATAGTAGATTCACGCCTTACAGCGCCACTAAAACTGATGTCCTCTCTAGTTTCATTTGCTGTTTCAACAAGCACATGAGGAAAACTTGTAGTCGCTAATTGCGTCAAATCAGTTGGTTCACGAGTAACTGTCTTGATTTGAGCCACTGTCCCAAGTTGGGTAACAATGTGCGCCGCAATGTCCTCACGCTTACTCATCGATAAATCCTATCCTGTCTGTGTTTATGTTTTTCAGTTCTTGTGATGCTACCATCGTTGTCCAAGTCGTATTCAACGCCTTGAGCCATTTCCATTTCGATTTCCTCAAAATATCTTTCACGATAGTAATCCATCATTTCCCTAAAACTATCCCCACCGACTTGATAAGGACTTAACAGAGGAAGGATATGAGCATACAACGCACGATAAATTGTAGAACGTGTCCACTGTGTATCAGTTAGCAATGTTGCATCAAACTCAGCGCCTACTGCACGACCAATTTGATCGAAACCCTGTGTAAAGGTCTTGTTATACCAGTTTACTTCAAGATGACGATTAACATCTGCTTCCGCTTCTGTTAATTGATCTGTAAAGTCAGTGATACCATGATTAACAATCGTTGGTTGCACTGCTGTAAGTTGAGCGTTTGTTGCGTATGCCATATCCTATCCCTCCTCATTAAAGTGTTGCGTCAGAAGTGATCTTTACACCTTTAGCGGCATCTAGGATACCTGCGCCAAATGCGGCTGAAGACACAACTTCAAAGCCACG